GAACGGTAACGAGGCAGGATCCATTCAGTGCGTGAGCCTCATCATCTATGCGATGTGCTACTTCTACGGAGTTAACATTCTGCGTAACGTGCGAAGCCTTCTGAAGGAGGAGTCAACGGCATGGATGCTGATAGACTTCCTCTATTCCGTGCTTTCGATGGAGTATGCACGAAGGATTCCAGGACTCGAAAAATATCTAAACAAGCATGGCAAACATAGAAAGGCTGATGCGCCACATCCTGAAATGGGAATGCGGAGCGACGAATACCCAACTGAGGGCTAACAACAGCAATGAGGCATTGTTCTACGCTGTACGAAAGACCACCAGGGACAAGAACGATCCTGGAGGATGGACGAACAGCGGAATAACACTTGCAACGTGGAAGAGCCTCGGATACGACAAGGATGGTGACGGTGACATTGACGTCAACGACTTGAAGATGATTTCTTACGCTGACTGGGTTGGTGTGTTGAAGAAGGGATACTGGAACAAGTGCCTTGCCGACAAGATGACTTCACAGTCTGTCGCCAACATGATAGTAGACTGGTGCTACACAAGCGGAGGCGCACGGAAGGAAGTACAGAAGATGCTCGGTATAACTGCAGACGGCATCTTCGGTCCGAAGACGCTCGCTGCTATCAACCTCCAGTGCTGCACTCCTGCAAAGGCAAACATGTTCTGGTACCGTGTGAAGCAGAGAAGACTTTCATACTACCGAAGCCTAAGCACATACAGATACTTCGGTAAGGGATGGGAGAACAGGGTTAATGACTTGAAATTTGAAGACTGATGTACAATCCTAACGACCCATTTGAGTATATCTTTGACAAGATAGGCAGTTCAAGGCCATTGCAGAGGCTAATAGCGGCTTTTGTGTGGTTCATCCTTGCACTCATACTCTGCAGCCTGTTCGGTTGCCGTAGCACGCAGATCATCGAGAAGGAAAACATAGTGACGGAAGACTCCGTTGCTGAAAGACATACAGAGGCTCACGATTCCGTTGTCATCATTGACAGCACAAAGCAGATTGAAGAGAACGAGGTGACTGTGATAACCGTCAACCAGGTAGTCGAGGAATTCGACACAATCGGTAACCTCGTCAGGAGAACCACAACCAGCACTGTCACCGACAAGAGAAAGGACAGGAACGAAGTGAGCCGCGACAAGGTGGACGCTACTGTATCGGATGTACGGTATGATGATTCCACGAGAGTCAGTGCTACGCATTCGGAGAGCGAGAAGAGTAGCGTGAAGGAGCCTGTGAAGGTCTCGTGGTGGCAGCGCTGGAAATGGTACCTGAGAATAGCGGCCATTTCTGCAGCCATTGCAGTAATCGCATACAAACGTAACTGGATAAAGTTAATGATTGATTGGATATTTAGATTGTTTTGAAAAGTTTTTCATAGTTGAGTTGGTTTTCGGTACGAGATGTATAGAAATCCGAAAAGTTGTGGTTGCCCGGTTGGATATTCCAGTCGGGCAATTTTGTCAGTTCGGGGTTAGCATTTGTCGCGCGCACGCGGAATAATTATTAAGAATTACATTGTTTTCCCTTGCTGGATTATAAAATGTTACTATATTTGCAGCATCAAAAACCTATATATTTATTAACCTAAAGCAGCACTACAGGAATTGTTCATACACTTGAATTTTATTTGATAAAACAAGAAAAATGTATCAGTTTTTAAGCAAATTTCCAAAGTGTTAATTCGGTAAATATCTGATAATTAGATAAAAATGTATATGCGAGGCCTTAAAGTCCGTTTATTCCATTAAGTAAAATTTGTTACTACTTTTTTGAGCAATTTAAGTAGTTAAACGTACTGATTATCAGTTATTAACGGATTTTTGTATTTTCTGAAGCAAATTTTAGACTGTATCAGTTTTCATGTTGTTTTTTCAAAAAAGTGTATCAGTTCTGTATCAGTGTGATACATTGAAGTATGTGATACATTTTTCTGTATGTCTGCGAAATAAATCAAACTATGGCAATTTTCAAATTTATTGTCCTGAAGGCGCAGAAGAACTCAAGCGGAGAGTGCGTCGTGAAGCTCCGCGTGCAGCATGGTAACGAGAGAAAGTACATCTCAACGAATGTAAGGATCAAGCCTGAAAACTTTGCATCAGGCCGATGTACTGGTCCTGCAAGCGGTCAGAAGCAGAGGGAACTCGACAGGTTCATGCTAAAGGTACTTGAGGTGTATAACAACATAGACTATCCTGACGGACTTACATGTCAGCAGCTTGTTGACGTGATAAACGGCGTTCCAATGGCTTCAAGCAAAGGAAAGTCTGAATCTGCACCTACGTACAGGCCTTTGGTATGCGACGTATGCAAGGAGTTTATTGAAAGCAGGCAGAAGCGTTCTACAGTAGAAACCTATGAGAACGCACTCTCGTCATGGACTGAGTATGCCGGTGAGAGGGTAACACTAGATGACATTACTCCAAAGAAGATTAACGCATACATATCATGGCTGAAGGAAAGGAAGTCAAAGAGGAATCCGTCGAAGAAGCTGTCATCTACGACAATACACATCCTCTCCACCAACTTCAAGGTTATGATAAACTATGCGATAAAGATGGGATATGTGAAGTATGACCGCCATCCGTGGATAACTGCGAACGTACCTCATCCTAAGACAAGGGAAACGGACATCACAGTTGAACAGCTTAGAATGGTAAGGGACCTTGACATAAGTTCAATACACCAGCTTAGCGAGTACGGAAGAGATGCGTTCATGCTTTCTTATTATCTATGCGGAATCAACATGATTGACCTTTATAAGATTGACTGGAGGAAGGTTAGGAAGAACGAAGGTGTGCTTGAGTATGTGAGGACTAAGACTGAAGGGAAGAAGTACGACGCCAGGCCTACAGTGTTCACGGTACAGCCCGAAGCATGGAAGATAATAAGGAAGTATGAGCGATTCGATGGCCATGTGAGGTTTGGAAGATCCAAGGAGATGAAGCACATGCAGACAACGATAAACTACAATCTTAAGGTTGTGGCGAGACACTGCGGTATAGACGAGCATAACTTCTCAATGTACGCAGCTCGCCATACGTTCATGCAACACGGATACGACCTCGGCATTCCGTTGTCTACCATAGAGTACTGCGTAGGTCATTCAATGAAGGAAGACCGTCCGATATTCAACTATGTCAGGGTGATGAAGAAGCACGCTGACGAAGCACAGAGAAAAATTTTCGACAATTTGCTTGGATATATGGAAAGTTAGCCGTATCTTTGCACCATTCCTGAATGTTTTCATTGTGACTTCAGGTTAGACTGGTAGAGCCGTCGGCAGGGGTGTCGGCGGCTCGTTGTTTGTGTATAAAGTAAGAGCAGCCTCAGCGATGGGACTGCTCTTTGTTTTTGTTTATTTGAATAGATCGTTTTTGTTTCCTATTTCGGAAGCCAATTTATCAATTTTTTCTACATCAAGAATATCAAGTAGCTCTTTTGCATAATCAGATTCTACAATTCCATTTATTATAACCTTGTGGAATTTCAAATCGTATGAGTTCTTTATAAATCTATTTTCAGAAGACACGACATTGTCATGCAACCACCATATACCTCCACCTGTTGATTTTACATAAAGGAAGTATGGTGTTGGTTTTATGTCTCTTGCAAAAAACCATTCTCCTCCGTATTTCCATGAAATATCGACTTTAGGAAAAGATACAGGAATTTTCTTTGAGACGTCACCAGTTTTATTTTCTCTTGCTATATTTGACCATTCGTCAGCCTTACCGCTTGTCTCCTTCACAGCATTTATAAACTGTTGTAGATTCTTTCTTGATATTTTCATATATGAGACATAGTCGCTTCTTACTTCTATCTCTATGTACTTACATTTACCGTCCTTTACAATCTCTGTAACTTTTGTAGATTTCCCAAACGTTCCAAGTTCGATTACATCTGCTGCACTTGCTGAGATGGCTGCTACAGCCATTACCAGCATCATAAAAATTTTTTTCATATCGTTGAAGAATTTATGTGAGTTGATTGTTTATCCTAATAGAGCACTCGGAAGGAGTTGAGTTGAGACCTGTGCTGCTGTATTCCGAGCCGTTCCCAGGAGGTCGGTGGGCTTCTCAGCACCCACAGGCCTCCTTCCTATCCTTCGAGTTCGTTATAGACGAAACCCTTGCAGGCCTCACCTATCGTAAGGGTTGTGAGTAATGTCGTTTTCATTGTTTCTTGCGGATTATAATTCGAAAATATGGACACTTCCCATTTACTGATAAGTCTTTATCATCATCGCCCTTTCTGAACTTGATTATTTCAAATTGCTCAGGGCAGTATTTATCAAGGAATGTAATAGGAACTCCCATCGCACCATCATGGTCGCTCGGTATTGCATCAGAGAAAGGAACTTCTATGGCATCGTAATTGTCATAGTGCTTATATCCAATACCAAGTATTTCTCTATGCTTTGAGTATAGAATGTTATCTTCCATTGTCATTAACATCAACGGCGAATGTCTGCGTCCGTGTTCCATATTTGTAAACCAACATGAATTTCCTAATCGCGTATAGTTTCCGACATACCCAAGTCGTGCTGCTTTAGATCTATCAGACTCCGAAATCTCTGCCCATTCAGGAACAGCAAATACCATATCTGTAGAAAAGCCTGTTGCTCCAAGCCATAGTTTATTGTCTTTTATCAACGGGAAAATTTCCCTGTAAGTAATAGCATTTTGGTTACCAATTACTAAAAACTGCTTTCCACTTTCCACAATCCACGCCATAAATTCTCTGAACAGCGAGAAAGGCGGATTGGTAATGATAATATCCGCTTCATCACGGAGTTTCTTGACTTCATCGCTGCGGAAATCACCATCGCCTTCAAGGTAATCCCACTGGAGGTCATCAATATCTATCACACCATTGTTGTTCGTATCGTGGTCGAGAACAAAAATCTTACCATGTGTTCGACTTTTGTCAGCATCATAATAGGGACTTTCGGTCTCAAAGAGTGTTGGCTCCCAGGTCTTAATCTTCTTGCTTTCTGCAGCGTAACTTGTTGATATAACTTTCTTTAGGCCAAACTGCTCAAAATTCTGCGCAAAGAATTTCGTGAAATTACTCCATTCAGGGTCGTCACAGGGCAGCAGCACGGTCTTACCTCTGAACACATCGGGATTGTATTCGAGGTAAGCATTTATTTCTTTCTGAATGTCGGCATATTGGGTGTAAAACTCATCGTTTTTCTCCTTCTTCGCTTTGCCGAGATTATCGTTTGCCATTTTTTTTATTTCCTTTGAAGAAATCGTAGTTGTTGATTGTTTATCCTAATAGAGCACTCGGAAGGAGTTGAGTTGAGACCTGTGCTGCTGTATTCCGAGCCGTTCCCGGAGGTCGGTGGGCTTCTCAGCACCCACAGGCCTCCTTCCTATATATCTATGCGTGTGCGTGCGCGTTAATCAGCATTTTCAGGCTCATACACGAATGATTTGTGTTTCCTACTACAACTTACCTTCAAGGTTCTTGATACGGTCCAAAAGACCATTTATTTCATCGCGCATATCCTGCGCCTCTTTCTTTAGGTTTTCTCCGTCAGGGTGTCCGTGTTCATCAAATCCGTTAATGAACATAGAACCTTCACCGAGCAACAGCCAGTATGGGTTAACCTGGCGATATGTTGCGATAATTGATACAACAAGCTGAAGGCTCGGCTGCCTTCTTCCTGTTACTACGCTGTTGAATGAGCTGTAGTTCACTCCAATACTCAAAGCAAACTGCCTCGGGTTCTTCGTGAGTGCTTCCTGCAATGCGATGATTCTTGTTAACATGACAATAAATTTACGGGTTAGACTGTGTAGATGATGACAATTGACGATGTTTCTTGCTAAAATTGTAATCTTAGACTTTGCAAAATATATACGATTGTCAATAATATTTGCATTTAGTGATATTTTTTCTTGCAAATATCGTCATTCCGATATACTTTTGCATCAGAAACAAAGAAAGAAAGTCAATTTCTATGTTGCAAAGTTACCGATTTATGGTGAAATGAGCAAATGTTTCAGCAACAAAATTAGTCTAACCAGAAGAAAAAAAATTACAAACTCTCTTAAATTCAGAATCACAATGAAAAAGAGCAAATCCGTAAGCGAGTGCAAGTCTGAAATGCTCGCAATTAAGGCTGAAATTGCCAAGTACAACAAACTCGTAAGCGATGAGGAGGAGAATTTCCTTAATGCTTCCAGTAAAGAGACTCCTCATGATCCTGATGTTTCATTCAACGGAATTGATACAGCAAAGAAGCTTTTCGAGTACTCAAGGACACTTAGAAAATTGAACGAGAAGTTGGATGAAGTTGAGCTTGAATACATATCTGCCTACGCTGATCACGCTCACGAACTCCTGGCAGACAAGCAGGAAGAGATTGACAACATCCAGTCAGACCTCGACAAAGCGAACAAAGTTAACTCACAACACGGAAAGTTCAGCTACGACAGAGAGTGCAGATACAAGGCAGCGATGGAAGTAGTAGAGACGGCAGTCCACGCAGTTGACAGACTCGACAACTGGATGCACGATGAAAACCACTTCTCAAGCCTCAGCGATGCAGCAGACGCAACAAGATGTATATACAACACTCTTGTCCACTGCCTCAAAGATAAGGATCTCAGATACCAGATGCCCTGCTACATCCCGACAAGCAGAAATGTAGACATCGTCACAAACGAAGACTAAACAACATATCCCGATGGCGATAAGCCGTAAGAGTCACACCGGAACCTCATCGGGAACTAAGCCGAAAGGCAACACTATACCAAGCAGCGTTCTTTGACATCGTGGAACCGCGAGAAACAGCGGAATATAAAATGCGGTGACCCACTACACCGAAAGCAGCAGGAAGAGCTGACTGCTATGGGGCGGAGCGAGCGTAATCTGATAGGTTGTGCGTGATGCACATGACGACCGACGGAATGCTTCGATAACAAATAACGCAATAGTGGAAAATGAATAACAAGCAGTTGTACTGCATACAACATACAGCCTTCAAGGTCATGTAAGAGCGATGACTCCTTTCTGGACGAGCTGACTGCAACCAATATAAATCCTACCCTGGTAAAGTGAATTTTTCTCATGTTGATTTCATGTGACAGGGTTTCCCATCGGGTCGGGATGAAGGCACTCCTTCCCACAACATAAAAGAAAAACGAAAATGAAAAAGAAAAGAGATCTACTACGCAGCATGAAGGCAGGAGACTCATTCGAGGTACCATTCGATAAGCTGCAATCGTTGAAGGTCAACTATTATCAGATGCCTGAGCGCGTCATCGGTGGGATGAAGATGTCATTCCGCACAGACGCAGAGAGAGCTGTCGGAATCGTAACATGTATCACACCTGTACAAGCAAGCCTATGATACTCTATTCTGCTGAAGATTCCTTCGAGTTCACGAAGATCAGATGCAGAGGTGTTGATGTTAGCCGAAGACAGGTTAACATGATGCTTGAGAAACCGAGCATCGTAAACGAACTCATACTTAACGACAGACTTCACCCAATCTGCATCGGAAAGCAGGAACGATTCGACCTTGAGGAGGTACTGAACATACTTCCTCACTTCGGTGTTCCTCGCAAAACCCACAAGTCACTTAAAAGTAACTAACAGTCAAAACCAAGTTCACAATGAAAAATTTCATCAACTTCACAGCATCAGCAATCATTGCTGCAATCGTATTCATGCCGTTCTTCGTAACTCTCCTCCTCGCCATCGATGACAGCCGCTGGCTTGCAGTAGCAATTCCGTACTTCATCGTGGCACTGCTCACTGATAAGTACTGGTTGCCTACGAGATTCTATGAATGGCTCAACAAATAGAATTGTTTTCGATCATATTATATGTTTAGATTAGGGCGGTCAGAGACATGACACTCGCAGTGATGCGCGTCTGGAGGTTCGATTCCTCCTCACCCTGCAGATACTTGAGTTTTTCATAGTATTAGATTTAAGGTTAATAAATTATTGGGCAGGCCTTTCGTGAGAACCGCCTGTTGTGCAAGGTTTTTCGTCTTTAGAAAAAGCGAGAGCCCCGGAAGCGTCCGGGGCAACATCAGCGAAGAAAGCGTGATAATGGAGGTCACGCGATGGTTCACACTCACTGACAACGGGTGAATACCCATGACAGCCTGGCGGTTCGATTCCGCCCTTCGCTGCAATGCAATATAAATTTTCTTCATAAAGCAGTTTCTTGTATGGCAGCAGTGATGCACCCATACATTGTTCTTTCATAAGATTAGAATTTAAGGATTGGCATCAAGTAGTCGTGATGACAACCCACTGCCAAACTGGACATGAGGCACAACCAGTAACCCGGTGGCACTGGAATTGAATGTATGTGAAGGGTTTTTGAAATAATTCAGCGGTTCGACTCCGCTCATGTCCACCAATGCAGGCCCATTACCAATCGGCAGAGACAAGCCAGTTGTAACCAGTGCAACGAACTCCCCCGGCAGACAGGACATTGACATATATTAAAATGATATGAGATGGCATCGGCTCGCCATCGTGGGCCTGCAATTTTGCAAACGGCAACGAACATCAGTTTGGCGAAAATGTTAAAACGACAGACAAAAAAGTTCGTCATTGCAAATGGTGAAGTTTCTGTTTGCAACTCTTGATAAAAACGAAGAAATTTGCAATATCAAAATAAAACAAATATCAGTCTAACCCAAACAAAATAAAACAATGTTCTACATCATTATCCAGCAGTACAACAACAAGCCTTACCTTTATTTCAGTGGTACCCAAAAAGAATGCTCAAGCAAACTTGACGAACTTGATAAGCGCTCTGCTTCTAAGGGATGGAGCTGCATGAAGGGTGTAGGAACTTTCTTCACAAGCACATATTTCCAGTGCAAAAGACAGCAGGTTAGAACGCACAACTCAATCTGTGCTTACATGACCGATGATGTTCAGGACATTAAGACATACTTCAAACTTTCAGTCTAACATAAAAATCAATCACAATGAAAAATTTAGATTTCCCTACGCTCAGAGCAAACGACATTGAATGCCGCATCGGAACAACAAAGCCTGGTAAGGGTTTCAGCCTCCTCCTCTACAAGGATGCACGATGCGACATGGCATTGCTCGACAAGGTTGTCGGTCCTATGAACTGGCAGCGTGAGCACTCCATCCGCCAGAACTACATCAACGGACAGCCTACGATGGTGAACTACTGCAAGGTCTCAATCTACGATGAAGACAGAAACCAGTGGGTGAGCAAGGAGGATGTAGGAACTGAGTCAAACACCGAGAACGCAAAGGGCGAGAGCAGCGACGCATTCAAGCGTGCATGCTTCTGCTGGGGTATCGGTCGTGAACTCTACACTGCTCCTTTCGTATGGATCAGCACTACCGATGACAAGGAGAAGTTCAAGAAGTTCCGTGTCAGCGAGATTTCCTACGATGCTGATAGAAACATCAACCACCTGGTAATCGTTGACGAGAAAGGATGTATACGATTCCAGATGGGAAAGCCTCAGCAAAAGGAAGAGCGTAACATCATGCTCAACCTTGCAGGAGTTGACATGGTTGACTTCTCCGCGTCAGACATCAAGAAGGTCTGCGAGACAATCAACCAGTGCGATAACCGTACAGAGTTCGTTGCAGTCCTCCGAGCAGTCATGGACTCTCCTATCTATAAGGAACCTGCAGTATACGACTGCTTCTCAAATTCTAAGTACGCTAAGGCTAAGTAAAACCAACGCACCCTACCAACACCAAGGTGGGGTGCTTTTGATGCAACACAAGGAAAATATGGTACAATTAAAAGATAATGGAGTAGTTTTCTCCAAGAACTGGTATGAGGGTGACACGTTCATCGGTCGCAGATACCTTATCTATGATGAGGGTGGTGTAGTCTATTATGACAAGGACACCGATACACAGCATCGTGGACGAATGGTAGGAGGCATCACTGGTATACTGCACAATCAGTTGTTTCCGGACGACTTTACAGGAATTGACAAGTCAGTCCTTGAATATGCAGCAGACAGAGGTTCCTGCCTCCATGAGCACTGCCAGGCATACGATGAATGGTGCAAGAAGGAGAATGTCGTAGGAGGAACTGCTGACATTGACTACATCAAGTACGATGAAAATGAATGCAGAAAGTTCAGCGATGACATCAATGACATGTGCGACATCCTTGAGGAGTACGTTGCACTTCGTTCACTCGGCTTCGGAATGATCGCATCAGATACTCCTTCAGAACATAGAATCAAGCCAGTAGCAACTGAGTACATGGTTACAAATGGTGACTATGCGAGTGCAATCGACTTCGTATGGGAGGTTGGAGATACAGGCAAGGTCATTCTCGTTGACGGAAAGTGCACAAGCAAGCCTAACATGGAAAAGACGGGATGGCAGCTCAGCATCTACAAGGCATGGTTCGAGAAGTCCAATCCCGGTATCGAGGTTGTCGGTTGCTACATGCTGTGGTTCCCGATGAGAAAGTATTCCAGAGAGATTAAGCTGATAGACCTTTCCTCATACATTCACGGAGAAGACGAGGTGAAGTATCTGCTTGACTGCGATAAGTTCGGCATCCAGTATGTTCAAAGGAAGGAAGAACTTCCCGCCATAGTCAGTGACACTGAAGCCAAACTCCTGGCACAGCTTGAACGCACGATGAAGGAGAATAAGGCAAAGCTCGATGAGATCCACAAGAACATCATGGAGAGAATGATGGCTGCCGGAATGAACTCTGTCGATACAGAGTATGTCAAGGTGACAATCACTCCTGAGACTACTACAAAGAAGTTTGATACAACGAAGTTCAAGAAGGAACACGCTGACCTCTACAACGAGTACATGACCGAAGGAAAGAGGGCAGCATCAATAAGAATAACAACGCGATGAGAACACACTGCGAGAGAAAGAGAAACAAGGAAGCAGAGGAGTTGCTTAACATAGCGGAACTCGTCGGGTTTACCGAAACAAAGGTAATCAATGAAAGAGTATTCCAGATGATCAATCCGAAGACAGGAGAAAAGCAGCAGTTCCATTCTGTACTTGAAGCCATAACATGGATGCAGAGACGTTGGAACAAGGAAGTCTAACCTAACCTACAATCACAATGAATAACCTGTTTGACAAAGACACTAACTACAATGAGCAGCCACGCGACAGTAAGGGAAGGTTCGCGACAAGGGAAATGGCAGTCATTGACAAGCTGAGCGAGGAGAATAAGAGCCTCCGATGCAAGATGGAGATGTACCGCAGACAGGCGGAAGCAGTAACGGATTCATTCATTAGACAAACGCACGAATTGGAACGTCTCAAAGGACTTCTAAAGAATGCTTTGGCAATAATCAATTAAATAATATAACTCACACTTAAAATGGAATTTACAGGAGTAATCAAGGAAGCCCTTCCTATGCAGTCTGGCACAAGCAAGGCTGGCAACCAATGGGCAAAGCAGGAATTCATCCTCGAAGACAACGACCAGAGTAAGAAGTACCACGACACTATCGGTGTTGAGGTGTTAGGTGTTGACAAAATACAGGCATTCGGTCTTCGTGTAGGTGACGTAGTAACGGTGCAGTTCAGCACCTCTGCGAGCACTCGTACATACACCGACAAGAACAACCAGCAGCGCGTTGTCCTCGACGCAAGCAATCGAGTATGGAACGTGATACGCAACGGAGTGGACCTATGGAGCGAATGGCAGCGCAGAAATCCACAAAACGCAAGCGCATCAAATGGAAACTGGCAGCCTCAGCCCGCATATCAGCCGCAGCATACTGTAGCACCTCAGCCTCAGCAGGCTTTCCCAGACCCGACGCAGATGTTCCAGGGACAGTTCCACCAGTAAACAAGTAGCATCATGAAAAGTCTAACCTTAGTCAAGAACGGAACGAACATATCATTCAGCGAGAGCCTCAACGGAGCCATCTCAATGCTAAGCAACGGAACATACGACATCATCATCAAGCGTCACAGCGAGAGAAGATCATCAAGCCAGAACGCACTGATGTGGATGTGGTTCGAATGCATTGCGCAGGAGACCGGAAGCGAGCGTCAGCAAGTCCACGACTACTACTGCTGCAAGTTCATACCGCAGAAGATGGTGGTAGGGAAGTGTACGTTCTTCTCCCCTGGCAAGACATCGGCACTCGACAAGGATGAGTTCACTTTGTTCTTGAATAAGGTTCAGGCTGATGCAGCTTCGGAGTTCGGGATATCACTACCGACACCTGAAGACCGCTACTATGAGCAGTTTTATCAGACATATAAGAATTACCAGCACGAATGACAGAGAAGGAATTACTTGAAAAGGAAGGTCTCAGAATGGACGAGGGGCAGATTCAGCACACTTGCGTACACTGGTGGCGCTTGTACATCGGCAACCTCGAAAAGGATGAGGAATGGAAGCGGATGATGATCCATGCGCTGTATGCCATTCCTAACGGTGGCAACCGTACTGCCAGGGAGGGAATGAAGATGAAGAGGGACGGAGCACTGAAAGGAGTTCCAGACCTGCACCTCGCATTTCCTAAAGGAAAGTACCACGGTCTGTTCGTAGAGATGAAGCGACCAGCATACAAGTCTGAGAAGGACTGGTTCGGTCATAGTGAAAGGCGGTCTGCAGGTGTTCCGAGCAAGGAGCAGAAGGAATATGCAAAGTGGTTCAAGGAACTCGGATACTACCACTCATACTGCTACGGACTTATGCAATTCATCGACATCATTGCTGAGTATTTCGGTGTCGGTGATGAAGAAAAGGCACAGTGGAAGAAAGATGCGCTGAGAGTCCACTGGCGTCTATGTGAGGATTTCAGCGAATGACAATACACAGCGACAACACAACAATGGGAAACGGCTTCGTACTGATGCACAGGTGCATTAAACAACATTGGATATGGAGCAATCCAAAATACTTCCAGTGGTGGTTGGATTTGATAATGGAAGCAAATTTCGCTGACAAGCAAATCCTTGTTGGACGAAAACCAACAACTCCTAAACGAGGACAGCTGATTGCTTCATTATCGTGGCTTATGGAAGAGTTAGGAATCACAAACAGGAGGACACTGATTGGTTTTCTAAAGTTGTTGGAAGAACATGATATGATAAAACGTGTAACAAAACACAATGTTACTATCATAACAATCTGCAACTATGATAAATATCAGATACCTCTTCCTTTGGAAGATTCACAAGGTAGTAGCAATACTGCCACTACCTTTGCCACTACATTTGCCACTGCTTCTGCCACTACATTTGCCACTGAAAATAATAAAGGTAATAAGGAAAATAAAGTAGATACCCCTACTACATCTAAAGATGTAGCATCCCCTAAGGGGACCAAAACAAAATCCCAGGAGGAGAAAGAAAGGGAACTTGACAAGCGCAGGAATGAATTCTACAACAGCCTGATACCGTTCGTTGATACTTACGGAAAGGTTATGATACGAGAATTCTACAACTACTGGACGGAGATGAACAAGTCACACACAAAGATGAAGTTCGAACTCTGCAGAACCTGGGAAACTCCGAGAAGGCTTGTCACATGGTCGAAGAACAACGACCAGTGGAAGAAATAACAGTCAAACCTATACACAATGGAACAAGATAATCATAATGTGGCGGCGCGCAGCGACAGGAAACTTGAACGGCAGATGCTCGGTGCCATCATTACTGACCCAAACATACTGCCGCAGATCCGCGACCTCATATCAGCTGAATGTTTCTACGATGCTGAGAACCGCAAGGTGTGGGACGTAATCGAAAGGCTTGAGCATGAAGGAAAGCCATACGACCTCATGGCGCTGACGATGTACGGCATCGAGCACGGAGGTGATGAACTGAAGCCTGTCGTAATTGCAGACATTGCAGGCAACGCTCTCCACAACCACATATTCGAGTCTGCAGACCTCCTGAGAACGCTAATGCTCCAGAGAAGGATGGTCCAGTTCGGACTCAAGTGCGTGCAGTTCGGAAGCGAGCCTATTGTCGAGAGCATTGACGGAATGATAGACTCGATGAAGAGAAAGATGGACACGTTCATGGAAACCGGTGACAGCGGTATACTGAACCTCAAGGATGCTCAGTATGAATTCATCGCAAAGATAAACCGTATGCGTTCAGAGAGAAATGACGGTGAAGGAACGATGACAGGATTCTCGTTCTTCGACAATTTCGGTGGTCTGCATCCTACAGACCTTATCATCATTGCCGGTGAGACATCTTTCGGAAAAGCACTTAGAATGGATGAGCCAATACTAACTCCTAAAGGATGGGTTCCTAACAAGGACATAAAAGTCGGTGACTATGTATGCTCCATAGACGGAGAGGAAAGCAAGGTGTTAGGTGTATATCCTCAAGGATTGAAGCCTATGTACTGCATAACATTCTCTGATGGAAGAAAGTCATATTGCAGCGGTGACCACCTTTGGGAAATAGGATCATCGGTATTCAAGTCTGGAAACAGAGTGCTTACTACTACTCAGATAAAGGAAATGCAGGATAATCACGTTGCATTCCACAACAGGATGTATGTACCGATGTTTTCAGGTAAGTACGGAGATAGAAAGAAGTTCGTAATCCATCCGTATGTACTCGGTGTACTTATCGGTGACGGATGCCTGACGAAAGGAGTAGCTTTTGTTGCTCCAGATGAATTCGTAATCAACAAGGTTAGGTCACTGTGTGATATGCCTATATCATCAACATATTCAAAAAATCGTGTGACAACGTATAGAATAACAAATGGATACACTGGTCACAGCGATGATAACGTATACCTGAATGAAATAAAGAGACTTGGATTGTACGGATGCAAATCGCATGATAAGTTCATCCCTGAAGAGTACTACGATTGCTGCTACGAGCAGAGAATGGAATTGATGAACGGACTTGTTGATACTGATGGTGAAGTTTCAAAGACTGGTGCAATCGTATACAGCAGCGTATCAAAGAGACTCGCTGAAGATGTCGCAAGGCTTGCGTATTCTCTCGGAATGAAGGCCTCAGTGCTTCCTCACCATACGGAATTCAACGGAAAGGTATTCGATGATCATTACAGGGTTACTATTTCAGGTGAGAATGAGTCTGAGGTTGCAACGCTTCCACGAAAGGCTGAAAGACTTGTGTCAAGGAAACGTGTAAAGAACTGCATCCGTTCAGTTGAGTACATCGGTGATGAAGAATGCCAGTGTATCAGAGTATCACATCCGAGAGCATTGTTCGTAATCGGTGGTTACATAATGACTCACAATACTTCTTTCGCAAACTCGATTGCTCTCAATGCAGCGAACAGCGGAAGCCGTATATGCTACTACTCAATGGAAATGTCAGTTGAGCAGATGGCATCGAGGTTCATATCACTCGCAGAGGATATCCGCAGTTCAAAGATGCTGTACAAACCGACAGAGCTTAACGACTGGGAAATGCGACATATAGGGAAGGCTGTCAACAAATCACATACCGACAACATATTCCTGTTTGACCGCAGCCAGAACAACATCAAGAACATACTGATAGGCATCCGAACGATGAAGGCTAAGCACGACATCCACGGAGCCATCATTGACTACATCGGCCTCATCAAGACTGACCCGTCCTCACGGCAGAGCGAGGCAGGAAAGCTGAACGACATTGCCAGGGACCTCAAGAACATTGCCAAGGAACTCGGTATATGGATAATCGCAATATCGCAGATGAGCCGTAACAACGAGAACAAGGACAGCCACCTTCCGAGCATCAACCAGCTGAAGGGGTCAGGTGGCATCGCAGAGGCTGCAGATGATGTAATCCTGCTTTACCGTCCTGAGAAGCGCTATCCAAACGAGAGATTCCCTCACCCGAACGAGATGACAGAAACAAAGGGAAAGGCGCTGATCCTTATCGAGAAGAAACGTAACGGAGAGGTCGGTAACTTCATCTGCGACTTCGTTGGAGACCGTACACTCTTCATCGAGGACAAGCGGACGATTGAATACGGAAAGGTTTTCGAGGCTTCAAAAAAGCCTGCAGCAAAGGATGAGAATGGAAAGGAAGTCAATGATAATATGCCATTCTGATGAAGAAGAGTGGTGGAGCAGACGCAGGGGACTGCAGACGCTCGATGAAGTGTTAAAAGAGTTATTCGATGACAATATGCATACGATGGCTGAACAAGGCGTTCAGCGATGATCTTCGCCAACGTATATCCCATTACTACGGAATTCCGATGAAGATGACCGTAAACGGATATACATGGGCTGACTTGAGCGAGGAGGCGATAGAGGACATAAAGAGAACTTGTGTCGCTAACGGCTTCCTGACGATACATGAAAGACCCAAGCCTGTGAGCTGGGATATTTACTAACTTGAAACAACCAACAGGTCTCACTAATTTATGGCAGTTTACCTATCCATGTCAAAAATAGCGAAGAGATGCTTCGATGCACGGCAGAAAAGCAGGCTCGATGCAAAGGATGTCACACCGAGGATATCCTTCTACCGCATATCAGCAGCATGGAGGAAGGAGGGTTTCGACAGGGACGGAGAGATGAAGTCTCACGACCAGGAATCGGAACTGACTAACTTTTCTCCTCTTGCATATGCAGTCGCGAAGGTGATCATCGCGTGCCTGTCGTGCCTCACCGTACTTGGTGTGAGCAAGATTGACTTGTTGCTTGACCGAGTATTGTGCGACATGGAGAAGGAGGACTCCAGAAAGTAGTGGTTGTTTCCAAAACGGAAACAGTCATGATAAAGACCTTGAAGGTTTCTGCCCTTGAGTACAACAACGGGCAGATTGAGGGTTTGCCTAAGAATCCTCGTTTCTTCCGCGACAAGCGGTTTGAAGCAATGAAGAAGAGCATCAAGGATTGTCCTGAGATGCTTGAGTTGAGAGAGCTTATCGTAGTACCGCATGACGATAAGTATGTTGTTATTTGCGGAAACCTGCGTCTGAGGGCCTCAAAGGAGGTCGGACTTACGGAATTACCATGCAAGGTGCTTGACGCTGCTACAGCGCCCGAAAAGCTGCGAGAATACGCTTCAAAGGACAATGTGTCGTTCGGAGAAAATGACATGGACATTCTTCTCAACGAATGGAGCAAGGAGGAACTTGCAGGATGGGGCTTCGAGTTCGCAGAGGAAAAGGTCAAGGACCCGTTCGAGGAACGTCTGAAGGCAATAACCGATGACAATGCAGTGTACCCACTCATACCGAAGTTTGACGAGAAATACGAGCTGTTCATCATCGTGAGCAGTCACGAGGTTGACGCGAACTGGCTGAGGGAAACGCTCGGAATGCAGAAGATGCAGTCATACAAGACCGGAAAGCTGATGAAGAGCAATGTTGTATCAATCGAAGACGTACGCCATGCGATTTGTTATACCGAGCCACAAGAGAGCTGACCGCGTTCTTTCAAAGAAACTTGTCATCGACCCAATCATCTGCGTCGCAGAGAGCCAGCGTGAGCAGTACGAGCACTTCAACCCAGAATGCGAGATAGTATGCCACCCCGATGATGTAGTGGGACTGATTCCGAAACGCAACTGGATGGCGAAGCATTTCGGAGACATCTTCATGTTCGACGATGATGTCACTGGAGGAAAGAAGCTGTTCGTTGAGAAGGGCGAGAGCGCGGTACTGAAGGATCCTGCAGAAATCACTCGCATAATTACTGAGTTGCACGAACTCGCTGAACTTCTCGATATTCATGTGTACGGATTCACATCGAGAACGACACCTCTGATGTACGAGGAGGACAGATGGTACAGCCTCAACAGCATGATAACCGGATGCTCGTATGGTGTACGGTACAAGGAAGGCGTTACATGGTGGAACGAGGATTTGAAGCTGAAGGAGGACTTTTGGATAAGCTGCTTCGCGAAGTACAAGGAGCGCAAGGTTCTAACAGACCTCCGTTACTCTTTCTCGCAGAAAGGAACGTTTGTCAGCAGCGGTGGTCTCGCAGCAATCCGTAACCAGGAGGAGGAGAAGCGGTCCATGCTAATCATCAAGAAGCACTTCGGAGACTCAATCCAGATTAAGAAGCCCGGCACAAACGGAAAGGACAAGACGCAGTCAAAGGTACAGAGCAACATCAGCGTGAAGTTCAGGTATTGACACTTTTTATTGAACAAAAGTTAAGGTGAAAAAATGGTGTTCAATCCGTTTGTGTCTATTGTCGCAAATTAAGAACTTTGCAGCAACTAACAACTCTCAGCTATGATTATCAGAACTATTCGTCACTACGACTTCTTTGAGGTGGCCTCAGCAATGCAGAAGGCCATCCGTCGTGCAGATGCAGCCGTTGCAGGCTACTTCGCACTTGAACTATGGGAAAGCGGTTACCGCGACTATGTGTGGAAGAGACTCTACACCATCAGCGCAGAAGACTGCTACGGACTGATAACATCGGAAATCGAGGCTCTCTGGCAGGGGCACGAGCTTGTGAACAAGGGTGCTGACAAGCCTAAGGGAAGGATCTTCGTCAGCAAGGCTGTGCTTCTCCTCTGCTCAGTACGAAAGAGCCGGGATGCCGACCATCTGCAGAACTTCATATATGACCGTGAGATGGTTGATGTCCAGCACTGGTTAGACGATGTCCGCAGTCAACCTATTGCAATCCCTGAGTATACGTTCGACGTACACACTCGGAAGGGAAAGAAGATGGGACGCACGAAGGAGCAGTTCTTCAGGGATGAGTTCGTGTCACTCACTCCACGAGAACCTGGACTGTTCGACGATCTTGTAGACTGACAACGGTGGCGGTGATTGGTTTTGCCGCCACTTACAACACTACCCCCCAAAAAAATCACAATGGAACAGAAAGAAATGACAGCGCGTGAGATTTTCGCGCAGACGGTTGAGTTCTTCCGTGGGAAGTATCCTCACACCGACCTATCCATCCAGGACGGGATGGTCTATACGCACGGTGACCTTCAGTTCAACTCGGAAGGATTCAACCTGCTCTACAACATGAAGAGACTGGTATCACTGCTTGAGGAGGAACTGCTATGACCGAGATGCTTCTTACCGTAGCGCTGATGGCAGCCATCACGCTCGATATAATCAGAGTACGACAGTACATTCAGACACGCTCTGAGCTTCGCAACGATGCCACAATACTGCTTATGCACAAAATCAAGAAACTGTACTACCGGTGGTGCAATGATATGAGTATCTCAGATGATTTCCCTGATTACTGCGAGGAACACTGGAACGACGATGTAAATGACAACGGCAACGAGCAACTGAATGCAGATAATGTTAAAAACGAATGCTAAATGTACATTGATGATAAATGGTGAAGTTTCTGTTTGTGCCTATCGACAATAATGAAGAAATTAGCAGTATCAAAAACAAGTCTAACCTATAACAACAAAACAATGGAAGTACAAAACCTGCCACTTACGGCGATCTCGCCAAGTTCAATGAATCCTCGCAAGACTTTCGATGAGTCTGCGATACAGGAACTCGCTGACAACATCAGCACCCAGGGACTCCTGCAGCCGATAACCGTCCGTCCCATAGACTGGGATGACTTCATAGACGATGGGGGTCAGGTATTCTCGACACCGTTCAAGTACGAAATCGTATGCGGTGAACGCCGTTTCCGTGCATACAGCCTCATCGCATCAAAAAATGAGTCAGTAACGAACATTCCTTGCATAGTGCGAGAGATGAGCGACGAGGATGCATACGACGCAATGATTACCGAGAACCTCCAGCGAAAGGATGTTGACCCGATAGAGGAAGCCTTCGCATTCGGAGAACTTGTAAAGCGAGGCCAGAAGGCTGAGGACATCGCTGCACGATTTGGAAAGAGCGAACGATACATCAACGACCGCATCAAGCTGTCTGCACTTGTACCGAAGGCAGCAAAGGCGCTGCGCGATGAACGGCTTACAATAGCCGGTGCAATGCTTGTATGCAGACTTGACGCAGAGAGCCAGGAGGACCTTATCGACGACATGCCCGAAGAAGGACTAAGCACGAGTGCAGTAAAGCGTGAAATTGCAAACATGCAGAACAAGCTGGCAACATCACCTATCGACGTTGACCGCGAGTACAATGGTTTCCAATGCACATGCAGAAACTGCCCTAACAATACCTGCAACCACGGATGTCTGTTCTACGAGATGAACGCCAGCGAGGATGATGCGCGATGCACGAACGACAAGTGCTTCGAGAGAAAGAAGGAAGAGGCGCTCTTACAGCAGATTCTTGAATACGGAGACAAGATTGCAAAGATCAATGACGATGTGTTCAGCGGAAAGTACCTCATCTACACTGAGGGTGACTGCAACCCGAACATGAAGGAAGTGAGAGACCGTATATTCAACCGACTTCGGGAAGAGACTGACTATCGTATCGGAAAGTTCGGGGATATCCTCTCATACCGATGCTGGTACAACGTGGACGATGAACGTGTCACTGAAGGTGTAGAGAACCGTGAGTACATTGTCTGCATCACACTTGACGGATGGTGCGACCTGAAGGTAAAGGCAGTTGCCTTCAACGTCAGGAAGACTGAGAGTGAGAACTGCAAGGCAATCGGTGAACTGAACCGTAAGATTAACGAACTTCGTGACAATACTGCATCTGCAATAGCCGATGAAATCATTGATGCCGGAGAAGCAATTGACTTCGAGGATGGCGAGATGCTCTCCAATGACGAGGAGATTGCATTCTATACATCACTGGCAGTAGAGTTCGGATGCGACTCAATCTATTCTGAGGTGACCGGGAATGTTCCTCATGAGGCAACGTACACCGACAAGGTTACCACAATCATCGGACTTGGGGCGAAGATACTCAACTACAAGGACCTCCTGTGCCGACTCTACATGAAGCACCATTTCGCAAACAAGTTGGACTTGAAGAACTCAACCAAGCGTATGGTGCCTGAGATGATCGTCAAGGCGATGTATCCAGACGCACTTGAATTCATCGATGAAGCGAGAGACAAGTACAGCGATGAAATAAAGTCCCTTCAGGACAAAATCAACGCACTCAAACCCAACGAACAATAACTATAACAACTGGGAGGTGTAAAAGCCTCCCATCAATGCTGAGAAAAAATGGAAAAAACAATCACCATCCTCCTCGACCGTCTTGAGGAAAAGACAATCACTATCAACCAGCTGAAGGAAGACCTCCGCCACTATGAGAGCCTTGAGGTGCCAAAGACAGGCAACATTGTCGAACAGTTGAAGAGAGACTACAATACCATCGCACAAAGATGCAATGAACTTGAAGTTCAGAACGAAGCGTTGATCAACGGAGAGAGTAAGACCATACTCATGCTCAACGAGGAACTTTGCCGTAAGTCTGAACGCATCACAGAACTTACCAACGAACTGGATGCTGCGAATGAACGTATCGCACAGCTAGACGATTTCGGTAGCAAGGCTGTAGGTGATGCTACGAATGAAATTGCAGAACTCGAAGCAGACATCGAAGCAAAGGACAACTACATCGCGCAGCTTGAGGCCAAGGTCGATGACTTTCGCAAACAGATTGCATCACAGCCTGTCAGTAATAGCAAGGGAAAGCCAGGGAACCCAAACCTCAACGCAGACATCTGCAAAGGAGCAGGGTACCTCATATACAGAGAGTGCGAGGACTCACGAGAACCTGGAAGAATCTTTCTTGAGTTCCACTACGAGGATGAACTTGCAAGCCTCTCCAAGTACATCGGTGGGGCAAAGGGATGGAATGTCAAGGCAAAGCACGCATGCTTCAACGAAAGCCTCATCAACGGATGGAGTATCCGCAGAGCATCATACGACGAGAGTTCAATGTGCTATGACTTTCTCGACAAGGATGGAAAATCGTTCCAGAGACTCGACACTGTTGCGCTCAATATCCTCTAAACACGAATGTAAAAGCACATGGTGCATGCGCAACTGGAACGGCCACTGCGTACTGCGTCAGTGCTACAAGGATAACTAAAACACTACACAAATGGAACTGAACGAATACCAGAAAAAGGCAATGTCAACGTGCATGCCTTCAAGCAACAATTTCTCTTACATGATGCTGAACCTCGTAGGAGAGGTAGGTGAGTTTTCAAGCAAGGTAGCAAAGGCTTTGCGCAAGGGAAAAGTGAAAATCGGAGACGATTTGTTCAAACTCAAATCAAACCTCAAATACGATGGGTTTGAAGACGACGAAGAAATGTGGGTATTTGACGATGAGTTGAAAAAGGAGGCGGGCGACATAATGTGGCAAATATCGGGTCTTTGTAGCGTCATGGGTTGGAAGCTTGAAGACGTATGCCAGCAGAACCTTGATAAACTCGCATCGAGAAAACAGCGAAACGTAATCGACGGAAACGGAGACAACCGATGACGAAGGAAGACATAATGAAACTGAAGGCCCACTGCGAGAAGCTGATGGCAGAGAACCCCGGTGTCGGTGTACTCACCATCTGCTGGCAGGAGGGAAGCTCATGGGCGATACTGTACGGCCAGTTCGACATCTACTCGGACTACAAGACAAGAAAGTGCAACATCTTCCCATGTGCATGCAAAAACAAGGGAAAGGAGATATGGAGCGGACGGAAGCTCAACGCATTCATAGAAGCCACGAACAATGCTTACCGTCTGCAGATGAATCCGTCACTGAGAAGTATATACATCGATGCTCCAGACTTCCCTACAGTAACAATCTAACCATAAACCATATGAAAATAATTGAAGCAATCAGGAATCATTTCCGTGAGAACAACATCAAGGCTTGTCTCAACGAGGTACGCAACGCATTCGACTTCCAGATCAACAGCGACTGCATCCGCATAACCTGCCATGGAGTTGCAATAGACACACTACCTCTCTCATCAAGCATAGAGGAAGTGATGTACACAATCAAGAAATACCGCAGCACTGCGGAATACTATGTGAAGAACAAGAGCGGTCTGAGCTATGGGGAAGAATAAGAAGAACCTCGGACAAAAGGTCACCGTATACCGTGACGGAAAAGGAGGACACCATGTGATAAACAATGGACTGAAGCACCTTCCTCCTGTGATGAACGACTTCGACCTACGCCTCATATGCGAACAGGCTGCAGACGTGATGCACTACCAGGGATCCGAGCGAGCCAAGTTCGTCCGTGTTATGATGGCAGGACTCACTGGTGACAAGCTCAGCAGCGAGGAATTCAAGGAGGCTGCAGAGATGTTCGACATGCTTGATTCAAAACTCAACGGAAAGACTAAGGAGGAAATTGCAGCAGAGGCTCCTGCTCGTTCATTGAACTACGACATAGCCAACGACTACTGCGGCATCCGCTCATGGGAGGCTCTGAAGAATGCGTACTCTGCGCACAAGGAGATATTCAAGTCGTTCTACTGCTCATGCGTATCCGACACACTACTTGAAGTACTTGACATGCTGTGCCAGCAGGCAGTAATGAACCTCTCACAGGCATCAATCAAGGTCGACGAGGAGACAAGGCACTTCCTGAATACGCTGAAGGCACGAATGGCAAAGGTGCGTGAGACCACAAGATACAGACTCCGTGACATCATGACAGCAGAGGAGAGGCATTTCGGTGATGCTGCCCTTGACGATGCCGACTGGCTGAAGGACATCATACTGCTCGTTATAGACAGGGTGGGGGATGATCCGGAGAACCGCGTACCGATGGTGAAGCGTGCAATCATGCGTATGAAGTCGCAGATGAACGGCATGTATGACGAGATGCTCGATGTTGACCGTCTTAAATAGTATGCTGAAACATTTGGAGAAGAAAAATATACTTTGTATCTTTGCAATTAAATAACAACAAGCACGACGGGTGAGGGGAATAAAACCTCCTCCCCTGAGTGCGTTTACAATCAAATCACAACAATTATGGAAAAGACCTATTGGTTCGAGGCCACCGTCCGCTATGACAAGATGCACGGCGATGGCACTATTAAAAAAGCCTGCGAGAAGTTCCTCATCGACGCAGTGAGCTATACTGAGGCAGAGAAACGAATCACTGAAGAGATGGCACCTTTCATCAGCGGAGACTTCTCCGTGGATATCGCAAAGCGTAAGTACAGCGAGGTAGTAACCACCGACACTCTCGGAGCGGATACATTCTACCGATGCAAGACGATGTTCGCCACCATCGACGAGAAGACAGGTGTGGAGAAGTTCACGACATTCATATCGCTGATCCAGGCGAAGGACTTCGATGATGCTGTTGCCAGACTGAAAGCCACATTCGCAAAGGCAGTCATTGACTACATCATTGCAGGAGTCGCAAAGACAGAGATAGCAGAGGTCTACAAATACAAGGGATAGACATGGAGAAGGTGATTGTAACAGGGGGTGAGGGTTTCGTTGGAACCGCCCTCGTAAGTGAGTTTAGAAAGAATGGAGTTGAAGTTACAGTCATTGACCGAAAGTCTGGAGGAGATGCCGCACGGGATGTTCCCGAACTCTTGGAGCATGAACGCTATGACGCGGTATTCCACCTTGCAGCACAGACATCTGTCTGGAACACTGACTACGATGCAATCCTCTACGACAACGTGGAGACTTTCATCATAGTGTGCAAGGCCTGCCGAAAGCACTTCACTAGGCTCATATATGCCTCCAGCTCTACGGCAAACCCGCACAACACGACATCTTTCTACGGAATGAGCAAGCGCATGAACGAGGAGATAGCACAGCACTACTATCCTACTGCAACAGGTGTAAGGCTCCATAACGTGTACGGAAAGTCACAGCGTGAAGGAACGCTGCTTTGGTATCTACAAGTCTCAAAGGCTGTGACACTGTACAACAACGGAAACAACACCCGATGCTTCACATACATTGACGATGCTGTCAAAGGACTGCTGTGGGCATACACCCAGCGGTCCACTCTCGTTAATGTCGCTGCTCCATATTCCGTAACGGTAAAAGAGTTCGCGGATGAGGTACGAAAGTACAGACCATGCCTCATCATCTGCCCTACACAGCAGAAGAAGGAACTCGATAACAATGATCAGGAAGTGGACACCAACCTTCCAACCGCACCGATTGAGTACAAGACCATAGCGGAAGGAATACGGATGGTGTTCGAGTAATAACAATTAAAGCACAGGAACAGATATGCCAAGAGGAGATAACCCTAATTCAAGAAAAGCCCTTGAGGAGAACAGATCCAAGGGGCAATTCAACGCTGAGACTGCGGTGAAAGCACAATTGAAGAGTGCAGAGTCGCATAAACTGCGCCATTCGCAGGCAGAATTGCTTCGGGCATGGTACAACAAACCGAATAAGGGAAAGGAAAGCGCAATACTTGAAGGTGAGGAGATGATCGGAGGTGAACTGCTTACGATGACAAAGCTCAGACTTGCCCGTGAAGGAAACCTTGAAGCCATCAAGTACATTGAGAAGCAGTTGGGAATCGCTCCGGACGAGACCAAGAACGTTAACATTACTGGAAACCTCAGCACAGAAAGCGAGATGATTATCGGTTTCCTTGACAGCGCAGACGAGGAGGAATAGGTATGTCTTACGATAAAACAGAAAGATTCAAATGCCGTAATTGTGTCTATCACTATTCAGTAGGATACGATAGAGACAGATGCAGATTATTAGGAAATTGCGATAAAAAAGCAATGGAGGAATAGATATGGAAGAGCAAAAGTTTACAATAGAAGACCTTGTGCCGAAGAGGAAAAAATACTTCGGCATAAAAGTTGACAAGATGTCTGTAGGCGATTATTCTTTAGGCGCATGCATCAGTATTGACAGCTGGATGGGTGAGTGCTATCTGTATCTCAACCTGTTCAAGTGGACAGTATGCATCGGTATGCTGACTAAAGTAGTGGAGGAATAAGATATGGCAACGATAGAAGAAAGAGCAATTGAATGGGCAAAGTCTGTAAGTCCGTGGATTACAAAGTATGATACAGCGAGAGCTATAGACTACAAAATAGGAGCGTTGGAGCAAAGGAAAATTGACATTGACAAGGCTTGTGAAGCGCTGTATGGACTGATGAATGATCTCGGATGCGATTTGCTGGATATTGAAAAAGCGAAGGAATATATGAGAAAAATAATGTTGGAGGAATAAGTAATGAGAGTAGAAGCAAAGCAACTCACGCAGTGGAGCGTTGCACTTGACGCTGCACGATGCACAAGCGGACATTCAAGTAACGGTAAGGAACCGACACAGTCATTCAAGCGATGGATGCTGAAGGCGGAGCACTCACCAATACGTTCGGTAATGTTCGAAGTCACGATGTATGACATACCATACTATGTGTCTGTTCACCTTGTCCGTCACAAGATAGGTGTAGAGCATTTCGTACAGAGCCAGCGCGATGACCGCACAGATAACGATGTTCCTCGCTCAGAGATTCCACAGGGAGCACTCGTAACACACAAGATGATAATCAATGCACAGGCACTTATAACGATGTCGAGAAAGCGTCTGTGCGGAATGGCAGATCCGAACACTCGGTACCTTTGGAAGCTCGTCAAGACTGCAATCAGAGACATTGACGCTGAGGTCGGTGATGCGATGGTCACTGAATGTGTGTACCGCGGTTTCTGCCCTGAGCGAAACGGATGCAGATACTTTGAATGCACTAAGTTCTGCGATGAGAGAAACAAATACATGATGCCATGATAGAACAGATACACGAGGAATGTGCATACTATCGTAACGGAATGTGTGAACTCGAAGAGATAGAGTGGGGATATCCGTATGAATGCTGCAAGCCTCACTCCTGCATGGAGTTCTATAAATCAAACTTGAACAATGAACAGAGAATGTAAGGACATAATACTGCGAATTGACTCGTACCTTTTGAGCAACAACAAGATAAAGATATACTTCGGAAGGGGCCAGGTGTATGCCAAGGAGCAACCTGTTGACGGAAACATGCTTCCGTTTCCGTATATGAAGCACATAGCACGGCATTACTTCGAGAACGACTATCTTGTAGACGAAGGTTGCAACCATACGCTATACTCACTAACAATAAGAAAACCGCATATGCAATGAGCAGAGTAAACCACCCGAAATACTACAACCAGCACCCGAGCGGTGTTGAGTGCATAGACATCATCCGCCACTACTCGTTCAACATAGGGTGCGTTATCAAGTACCTGTGGAGGGCAGGCCTAAAGGATGAGTACGGAATGACCGCTAAGGCAAAGGAACTTGAGGACTGCGAGAAGGCTGCATGGTACCTCAACGACCACATTGAACAACTGAAAAAGGAACTGAGGGATGAAGGTAGTACCGGAAAGGCTTAACCCGAACGGATTCTGGCTTCTGCACTACATGGGTGATATTACCAAGCGTTTCATCATCCTGTACGGAGGGTCATCGAGTGCGAAATCGTACTCGGTGGCTCAGTGCGTTCTAATCGCGACGATTGCAGACAACCAGAACTCAATCGTCATGCGTAAGGTAGGTGCGTCCATTCAGAAATCAATCTACGAGGATTTCAAGGTCGCTGCTGAAGGTCTCGGTATATCGTCACACTTTACGTTCGTAATGAACTCCATCAAATGTGCAAACGGTGCGAGGATAGACTTCAGCGGTCTTGACGATCCTGAAAAGATAAAGGGTATCAGTAACTACAAGCGCATATGCCTGGAGGAGTGGAGCGAGTTCGATGAGCAGGACTTCAAGCAGCTGCGAAAGCGTCTCCGTGGTAAGGCTGGCCAGCAGATAATCTGCACGTTCAACCCGATCAAGGAGACCCACTGGATAAAGCGGAACTTCATCGATGTCGAGAAATGGCACGATGTACCTATGAGACTCGTCAATACTTCCACTGGCAAGCGCATCAAGAAAGAGCTTACAGAGGTCAAGAGCCTTAGGGAGAACGAGCCTAAGGATGTGCTCAACGTCCGTACAGGTGAGATAGAGAAGAAGCCTTCAGATGCAGTACTCATCCAGTCAACGTACCTCAACAACTTCTGGGTTGTCGGTTCTCCTGACGGAAAGTACGGCTTCTATGATGAGCAGTGTGTCGCAGATTTCGAGCATGACCGAATATATGACCCTGACTACTACAACGTGTATGCTCTCGGCGAGTGGGGGGTACTTCGTACAGGAAGTGAATATCTCGGCTCGTTCAACCGTGGAATGCACTGCAAGGATGTAGAATACGATGCTGCATATCCGCTCCATATCAGCGTAGATAACAATGTCCTGCCGTATATCACATGCTCTGTGTGGCAGTTCGTGGACAACCAGGTGCGTGAGCTGTTCGACATTCCGTGCGAGAATCCTAACAATACTGCAAGAAGGGCTGGTTCGCTTGTCCGTAAGAGACTTGAGGAAACTATTGGCAATGAATGTCCGAAGGTGATAGTGCACGGTGATGCCTCAGCGCGTGCTGCCAACACGATTGACGAGCAGAACCGTTCGTTCCTTGACCTGTTCCTTGACAGTGTGAAGTCAGATCTCTACGACATCGATGACAATGTAGGGACCAGCAATCCGTCTGTACCGATGGGTGGCGAGTTCATCAATGCCATATTTGATGGAGCGATAGATGGCCTCAGCATAGTGATAGACCCGAAGTGCAACACCTCCATAGAGGACTACCTTGCAGTGCAGAAGGATGCCAATGGGTCTATCCTGAAGACTAAGGTCAAGAACAAGATGACAGGGCAGTCATACGAGGAGCACGGACACTTCACTGATACGTTCCGATACATGGTTTGCGATGTGTGGCGAGAGGAGTTCCTATCATTCAGCAACCGCAGAAAGAGAAATATCTATGCAAAGGACGGAGCACTGCGTATGTTCAATCCTTCCGTCGAATACGAATACACGGATTTCATTGCCTATCTCATGCCGAATGTCGGCGGAAAGGTTTCCTTCCTGGAGGTGGCTAGAAACGGAGATTCAGTACATGTCATTTCTGCATCGCAGTTTGAAAGCACATCAACCGAAGAAATAAGAACGCTGCTTGGTATGCGTGGAAAGGTGTGCGTCGTTGAATGCGATGAAAGCTACTTCCCATTCGTGAGGAGTCTTAGGAACGATTTCAGCGGAATAGATTTTCGTGCGAAGAAGGCAGAGAGTGACTATGACAGGAGGATATCTGCAACGAGTGACTATGTGAAGGAGAATGTGTACTTCGATGATGGAAAGATTTCCGATGATCCGATGTATGCAGCATTCGTGAACTCGCTGATGGACTATCGCAGGGATAGCGATGACAAGAGTGCTTCTGCAGCATTGTCAGGAGTTGTTTTACAAATCATGAAACGGTGGAAATAAAATTGTGGAAATTGTAGGGAAACAAAGAACGTTCTATAAATCAGCTAATTACGCAGTATATTGTGCAAATGTTGATTTCATGGTCATATAAAAACCTTGGAGAAGAAAAAGATACTCCGTACTTTTGCCAAAAATTAAGACAAGCATGGGTTTATTCGACTTTTGGAAGAAGAATGTGACTGCACCTATCGACGAGAACGGTGTTGCGCAGTACGGTGATGCAGACGCATCATCGCAGACTCGCATTACACTCACTCCTGTTGACTGGTCTGACTTCATCAATGCGAAGGTTGCTGACGCGAACTTCCTCGAACTGTTCCGCAGCATTCCTGAAGTATTCTTCCCCATTGATTTCATTGCAAGCCGCATTGCCGGTGCAAAGTTCGTGCTGAGAGACTACAAGACGGATGCCATCAAGTGGAGACACAAGGAGTTCGCGCAGCTTACGAGTCAGCCGAACTGCCTCCAGTGCTGGAATGAGTTCGTGTACCAGTTCTTTGTCCAGAAACTTGCAACTGGAAATGCTTTCGTCCGTGCGGCAATGGCAGACACATTCAAGGATGCTGACAAGTTCCGCTGGTGCTCCAACTACTGGGTTATCCCAACGGATCACGTTGAGACAGAGCTGAAGCACGGAGGTATGCCTGTGTTCGGCATCGCAGAGAAGGAGGACTTCATCGAGAGATACCGTGTGAGCGGATGGAACGGTGGACAGCTGTATGTTCCTACATGGCAGGTATGGCACGACCGTGACGGTGCGATATCGTTCGACAACATTGGCGGAAACTTCCTCAATGCCAAATCGCGCCTTGCAAGTCAGATGAAGCCTATCAGCAACCTCCTCGCAGTTTACGAGGCTCGTAACATAATCTATGTCAAGCGCGGTGCAATCGGTTTCATCGTCAACAAGTCTTCCGATGAGACAGGTAACGTTGCTATGCAGCCTGACGAGGTTAAGGACCTTCTTGAACAGAACTTCGAGGGAAAGTACGGACTAAGCAGCTACCAGTATCCTTATGGTTTCAGCAACCAGCCTATTGACTTTGTCCGCACGAACCTTTCCATCAGTGACCTTGAACCGTTTGAGGAGACTTTGCTTGATGCTGTAACGATTGCTGCGGCCTACGGAATTCCTTCTGTACTCGTTCCTCGCAAGGACCAGAGCA